GTTCATTACATAAACATATCCATTTGCGCCACATAACATTGTTCCGTCGGTACGTTCACAAAAAGAATGCGCTTCGTACCCTGTCCATCTTCCTACAAAATTTTTAATGTCTATTGAATAAACTAATATTTCGTGTCCGTTACTCGTCGGAAGCCCGATATATAAATGGTTTAAAGCATGACAAAATCCGCTTGATATCATTGTCTTGTCAGCTATTAAAGAAATATCGTCCCGGTATAACGGAGCGATATATTTTGTTAAGTCGTCTATATCTAAATCCTGATTCGTCATAGACGACCGAAAACTATTGACGCCCTCCAATGAAGGTACAGCTAAATCGTTTCCTATTTGGGTTACTCCATGAATAGACACGCAATTTAATGGAATTACTTGCTGGATAGCAAACTCCGTTGGGTCTGTACCGCAGACATAAACAATAACATACTTAGTAAAGATAAATATAAGATAGTTCTCTGCAAATGTAGCAAACCCTAGTAAAGTGTCGCCTTTTGGTAGTATCTTTGAGAAATCGAGATTTCCCGCGTCACTTGCCGCGCTAAAGCTATCTGCTTGATTAGCCGAATCAGTCTTTGAGTAGTAGGCTTTCATTGGGTTACTTATTGAATTAAGCCATACCTTATGACCGTGAACATGAACAGCGGTTGAATCTGTCGGCATTGCGGCGTCAACTGATAGATTTGATACTGCATAAGCCGCCGTACATTTCCGGGGTACTCCGCTATCAACCATGATAACCTCATTGTCGAACATTACAGCCATACCTCTTGCGCCGTCTATTCGCCCTGTGTCTAGGTCATCAAAAGTATCGACATTATCGAATATAGCCCATCTTGTACCTTCTCGGATAAAGATATCAGTACCGCCACCGTTCCATTTAGGCTCAAAGATATATTTGCAATCATTGGTGAAGGTCACATCATTAAGCTTTGTTACTCCGGCTCGCTGCTTAATTATCCCTAACCCCGATCGGGCGTCTTTCTTGATATAGGCGTTATGTATGTCCCAAGCAAATTCAGGTGACATATTAAGCCTATCGCTTACGCGATTCATGCCTCTGAAATTCTGATATGTAAATGATTTCATTAGAACTTATAAGTCATACGAGGTTTAAGTATCGGCGAGTTATAAGTCCGCTTTAACTTATTTAATGAACCTTCTACTTCGTTATTATCCCCGAACACTTGCATTTTATATACTGCCGCTTCATCACTTCCTAGGTACGTTAATACCTTTAATGTCGCAAGTGCAACTAAACACGTTCTGTCAAAAGGTTCAGGGATATCTATTGTTCCGCTCGGTGTGGATGTATCGTAATATGAAGGGAGTTTCCAATATTTGAAATAAACTATCTTTCCATTCTCATTTGCAGTTGCTCGGTTGTTAAATACAATGTAACCTGCGTATTTTGTGTATTCCGTCGGATAACCTTGGTTATCTGCGCCAATACCATCAACATACTTTGCGTCCCATTCTTGAGAAGTTAAGAAATCAATTTTATACCCGCTGTCCTCTTGCCTAAAACTTTCGATATCTTCGTGCATCATATTTGCGCCATAAGTTAATCCGGATATTAAATATTTATACTCCCCGGTAGCTAAAGGCACTTGTCCCTCGGCTTCTAAAAACTGATATCTTGCGTCCTCATCTGTCACGATGTCTTGGATAGCTTCTGTTATCTTATCCCAAATAAGAAGCTGTAACCCGCTGAGAGAAGCTAAATCACTTACTGTGTTCTCCCCGCAATTTCTTGATACTGCATTAAATACCTGTAGAGCTGTAAGCTTTGCCATAATTACCTCTTATGTCCTAATGAGAAGATGATATTTTGCCTCTCAATGTTTCTTTTCTTTGCCTCAGTATCAACCATAGCACTAATTGCCTGTACATCTGCTACGAGTGACTTCTTAGCTTTTATAATATCTTTATCATTGACATCTAACTTGTCTAACATTACCCCTATTGCATTAATCTGTTGGGTAACTGAATTTATCGCTTGAAATATCTTTGTTAACGAATCTATTTTAGATAATACCTTGCTGTAATCTGGTATGTTAATTTCTTTAGGCTTTACTGACTGAATAGATTTTAATATATCTTTAATTTCACTTATCTGTTCAGTATAGTCAGGGATCTCCGGCAATTTAACTTCAGGTATATTTATCTCAGGTATTTTCACTTCAGGAGCGATCGCGGTAAGACTTATCTTCCGAGCCGCATTATTAAAAGCTCCTTCAATGTCAGTTAAAGATAAAGAAGTCTTTTTCGATAAAGAATCAAGTTTATCATTAACTTTCTTCATACCTTCGTTCTTCTCTATCAATCCTAACCTATCCATTAACGTCGCCATAAACTCGCCTTGGTTCTTAATGCTATTCCATATCTTCTGTATCTTTGAAACTTCATCCGATATACCATTTATTTGATTCTGATAATCTTCCGTAGAATATCTAGGCGAAGCTTCTCCTGTATCCCATAAAACAATGGCGTCATTGTCTGGCATAACGATATTCGCCGAATATACCCCGGTGCTTGTTCCTATCTCTACTACCCCAGAAGTTGACCTAGCATAAGCTGTCGTGCCATCAGTGTTATAAACGGTATATCCTACTGTCGCTAACCCGCCTTTAGCGCTACCGAAATTAACTACTCTTAACACTTGTTTCGACATTAATTATCTTTCTGTAATAATAAATGTGTATCGTTGTACATAGTAAATCTCGCCGATATATTCCTAAGCGAAACAATAACATTAAAACCTATTCTCTTGCAGATATCCTCTAGCTTTGGTTTCGATATCATTATATGATTCTGCATAAAATCCCAATGACCAAACTTCGGTAATCCTACTTCATAAATCACTTCCGGGTTCGGATGTGTTATTAATAATAGCCCTTGGTCGTCAAGCAAGTTGTAAGCTTTCTTTAACGCTTCAACCGGGTTATGAAACGATTCTAAACAATGGCCCATAAGAATATAATCAAACTTCTCGGGAATCTCAGCTTTTTCAAAATCATCTTGAATATACTGATTCGGAACAAGGTCAATCCCGCTTGTTACCCATCCGCGTTTACTCATATACTCTAAAGTGTAAGGTAGAGTAAACCCTACTTCTAAAAACTTCCGGCCATAAGTCATTTCTTCAATTATCGGAAGATATGTCCTTTGTAAATATTCGTATCTCTCTTTAAGGTCTTTGTTTTCTTCTCTCTCGCGCAGATAAAGTTTACCAAAATGTTTTTTGTCTATACCTTCATCATGGAACAACGTCCCGCAATAACAATAATGCCATGAGACGTAACGTACTTCCGTCGCTACGTTATACTGTGTCATTACCTGTCGATTGCATATTGGACAATTCATTTTGAATATACCTCTTCTATTCTTTTAGTTAATCTGTCAGGATGAAAACCATAAGCTGCACACCAAGGAACACTTGTGACTTTATCTATCGGGCATTGTATCTTTGCTTCGCTTATTATTCTAAAACAAGGAGAACACTCTACATTAGCCTCTAACGAATAATCGTTCTTAAAATATTTGCTTAAACATTCTCTGGTCGTATGCGTGAGCATACCTATTTTCGGAGTATCAAAACATCCCGCGAAATGCAACACTCCCGTTTCAGGAGAAACAACTAAAGAAGCATACTTGCAAGCAATCGCCGTCTCTCTTAATGTCCATTCCCCGGACATATGAATACACCTGTCATGTTCTAAAGTTAATTCAATTATCTTGCATATCTCGTCGCCAACTGTTATAAACACTATGTCGTTATATTTAGTTAAAAGCCTCTCCATCACAGTCCTTGTGTATGGATAGCATTTATGTAAAGAAGAACCGCTCAAACACCAAACAACAACAAACTTACCTATAAAATCTTTTCTGAAACGAGCTGAAGCCTCTTCCTCTTCGTCGCTGAAAAACATTTCCGGCAACTGCCCTTTGACTTCGGGATATCCAGCTGCTTCAAATACTGCGTCATAATGGTTTACATTGCCTCTTAGAAACCGTTCTTCTTTGGTGTAATTGTAAACAGGGTCAGCCGGGATGAATAAATATTTAACCTCAACGCATTCGTTAAGGTTTATCTTGATATGGCAATTATTATCTTTCTTTATCTTATCGAAATAATCTTCGAGTTCATTTGCAGGAACAGTGTCTTTCTCATAATAAATTAATTTATCTACGTTAGGATTGTTCTTGAATACCTGCATACCTTGGCCGGAAGTTATTAAATAAACTTCGTGTCCTTGTTGCTTTAAATATCTAGCAAGCGGGGTAACTTGTATGCAGTCGCCAATTGCGGCTATTCTGCATAACAAGATTCTCATTTTATGAACATTTGCGGATAACATTGTCTCGCTATATCCTCAGCCTTCTTCCAAAGACTTTCTATATACTTATGATAATAGTCCCAACATAAAGAATTACCGCAATGATGCGGCCTGTTTTTATGCTTATTCCATCGACCTTCTTGGGTTATCTTCTCGATATCTTTTGTTGTGTAATTGTACCAACGTCCGCAGATATCACATCGCAAGTCATGGACAATTTCCTTGTCTCCGTCTTTACGGAATTTACGGCTTACCCAAGGACGTTTGAATCCGTCTTGTATCCAATCTAACTTTTTATAAGGTCTTGCGTTTATTAACATAATAATTAGAGGGAGGGGATTATTAGTCCCCTCCCGGATAAAACTAAGCAGAAGTAATATGAATGATTCTTTCTAACCCGTTAAGATTAGCAGTTTGACCATCAATTACTCTGTCCCAGATTTTCTTGTGTCCAAGAATTGCATACCACAAGAGATATTTGAATCGTCCGGCTTCCTCTTCGTAGTATCTCATTTCTTCAGGTAAAGCTACGACTTCCGCAACAGCTTCATCACCGAATAAAACACCTTCGCCAAAAGAAGAATTTCCGGCTGTGGTGTCAAGCGTACCGTTATCTTCTACGAAACGAGTTCCGTAATAACGGCCGACTTCATCCTTGAATCTGAACTCCGGGTCTGCATATTGAGCAACAGCCTGTAAATCATCATAAATCGATGAAATAAGGTTTGTCGCACCAATACAAATGTATGACCCGCCCATTTTAGGAATTTGAGCGATTTTTGCGTAATCAATAATTCCACGCATATTGTTAGCTGTTACACTAACTAAAGCTGTAGCTGTAGCTGTTCCGTTTGTGGTCCAGTTAAGACCAGCTTTAGTTGAAGCTGTACAAACTACCTTGAATTTAGCTGTTTTAAATTGCGTAGCGATAGAGCTATCAATAACAGCTACTTGATCGTCAACTAGTCCTTGCCCATACTCAGATTTCATGTTGAATGCAGCTAAAGTATCCATTTTCTGGGTATAAAGAACTTTGTTACCGTATTCAGCAACCGTCGCAGTACCTTTAAGAACTTTGATGTTCTTTTGTTCCATTGAAGCGGTTTCTGTTAATACTCCGCCTGCGGTATCAATTCTTAATCTTTTAGAAAAATGAACTGTATCGCCTGCGCCTGCGCCTAATCCGTCTTTTTTATCGACGAATTGTCTAAAAACATAATTCGGAAGAGCCTGCGCTCTCATTTCCTTTGATAACTTTGGGACGCTAACATACGAACCATAGGTTGAATACGTTGCGTTATTTACTCCTGTATCTGACATTTTATTACTCCTACAATAATTTCCTGCGTTTTGCCTCGTTTGCCTCTGCTATTTCATCCGCTAGGGTTTTCTCTTTAGGAGGTTCTGGCGGTCGAGGAGGCATATTTGCTCCCCCACGTTCAGCTCCTGCCCCTAACGGTAACGGAGGCACGGCATTTTTCTTTTGTGCGTAAGACTCAAATTTAGTCTTTACAAATTCAGTCGCGGCGTCAACTGCTTCTTGCGCCGTTTTATATTTCCCTGTCATAGCCAAAGCGTTAGCTCTTTCCATTACTACCTCAACAATATCATCGTCAAAAGCCGGGTTAGATGACTTAACACCTGACTTCAGTCTTTCAATCGATGTCTCTTGTGCAATAATTTGTCGAGCTTGAACAACTGCGTCTTTAGCTGCTTGAGATTTTACTTCAGATAATAGAGACGCCATTTCCCTATCAGCTCCGTCCGGGTCGAACCCGCGTCTCTCATTGATTTGAGATATACGTTGCTGTAGGCTGGTGTCGGCATTCTTCTTTAGATTTTCTTCATCTATTTGTTTTTGCCGGGATTCAATCGTTGCTTTTGTTGTTTCTAAATCCGCAATCCTTGAATCACGCTCTTTTATCTTGGCTTCGAGTTCTTGTTTTTGTTTCAGCAACTCGTCCGCTGAAAGCCCCTGATTAGGCGCTGAAGGTGGTTGAGGCTCATTGCCCGCAGGCGGTTGAGGCTCTTGTCCTTCTGGCTTTGTTTCTTCTGGCATTGCTACTGCTCCTTTCACCCTTGGCAGATGTTATTCCCCAATTGGGCGTTTTATGTTTAGATATACTTCGTTATATTTATTGCGTGCGTTAATACCAAACTGTAACTCTGTTGATATATCGTTCATTACTTCAGTTAAAGCGTTTATTCCACCTCGAGCTTCTGGATTCTCTTTTTCTAATAGCTGGTTCATGCAATCGTCATATTTACGCTGTACAATATCCATAATATCTTTCCATCCGTTAGTCTGTAATGTCTGCTCTATCCGGCTGGCTTTATTTGCGTCCTGCTTTAGTTTCTCAACACTTTTCTTAGCCATTAGTGAAATCCCTCGTGTTTGTTATCTTATTAAGAAATTCTCTTACTTCCGGGCTGAAATCAGGATGTGAATATTTGTTGCTTAAACTTCCGCCTCCGGCCCAATGCAACGCTTTAACAATCCTATTTTCTATAAATAATTTCTCGCCTTTTGTTGTGCTGACAACTCGCATATCTTTCCAGAACTCTCTTGAAGTTTCGTTATAATAAGAATCTTCTTTGTCAACTATCAGCACGTTATATTTACCGCTATGAGTTAAATAGTTCATTACATCTTGCTCAAGGTTTAAGAAGCTGTTATCTTCAATAAACTTTGAGTCATAAGTTAACTTTTCCCATTCTTCCGCAAACTGTTTATTCCTAATCGCGGTAACACCTAAATTACAATAATCTTTATCCCAAATCTGGCTGTACCCGGCAACATTCAAAGAACAAGCGACATCAAACTCTTTATCTAAAAACTCATCTAATCTATGAGTAATAACTACATCAGCGTCTAGCTTAATAACAGTTTTATAAGTCTCGAGATAATGACGTATCATCTTGACTGATAACGCCGCCCATACGCTTCCGATTCTCGGCTGCTCGATTGTTCCAAACAACTCTTTGCCGTCATAATTAGTTATTATCTTGCATTCGATATCAGGATGATATTTCTCAAAAGATGTTTTCATCCTTTCAGCAAAATAATAAGCTACGTCGTTAGACGCCATTACATATGCGATTGCTTTGTCCATTCACACCTTAAATTTGCTAGTTTCTGTCTCTTCTTGTCAGAAGGATGTTCGTATTCATCTGTCTCTTGAACATCTTCTTTTTTCTTAGATTCTTTTTTCATTGTCCACCCATCGGCATTGGTTGAGGTTGCATCTGGTTCATAATCTTCTTTATTTCTTCTTCGCTCTTCAAAAATTCTTGATAATCCCCTATCTCTGCCGCTTGTAAAACTCTCTTAAATACTTCTTCGACTTTTGTTATAACCATTAACTGCGGACTATTCATTACCGCCTGAAGAAGTTCTTTTAGCTTCTGAAGTGTTTCCATTGACTTAGAGAATTGAGTCATACCTAACGCTTTAAAATCAAAAGCCATATCGCCAGCACTAACAATTTCATCAAAATTAATCTTTGAAATATTCTGTTTAATTGGTATCTGCATTCCAGATATAGGGTCAGGTATTACAGTCTCAACCTCTTTCATCCCAATGATTCTGTCGATTAACACTTGATTGAAAAATAGAGGGTTAAATAATATCTTGAAAATTCCTTTTAGCAGAGGTTCGATATAATCTCTTTCAATGAATCGGCCTATCTTTAAGAATCTGTTATCTATCATTGAAAGCTTAGCTTGATATTCGCCTAACGTATTGCTTCCGTTTCCGGCTAACTCCGAAGCTTGTCCGGCTTGCTTAGGAACACCGCTCGCTTCTTGGTCAAATTGGTCTAGGATAGTCAACCCTCGCATAATCTCGCCTAACGCTGAAATACCTTGCCTAGTTAAGCTTACAGCGGCTCTTGGATCGCCTTTAACCATCCATGTAGCCATAGGTTTATACTCAATGCTGGCCGGGTCTTTTATCTTGTTTCCATCGATAATAGCGATATCCATTGAACACATCTTTAAACTATCAAACCCTAAATTAATCATTGAGTTGGTCAAATCTTGTAAATCAACTGTGTTCTCGCAGAACCCAAGTCCGTATGTGTCATATCCACGAGGTTTAACTCTACATATAAATATCGGGATGAATCCATATGGGTTGTCATCTTCCCGGATTTTAATCTTATTGTTTACTACTGTGATTATCTTGTTAACCATCCGATAACTTTTTATCTTGTCTTTATCTTCAAAGCTCTCTTTAGCCATACCCCAATATTCAACAATGTTTAAATCAAACCAATCTTTTGAGATAGTTACCTGCGAAGTGCCGTCTATACTTTTAATTGATACTGTATCTTTATCAGATTTGCCCTTGCTCTCTTGCTCAGCCATATCAATAATCTTTTGCACTGATTCCCTGCGATACAATGGATTAGGCTTAGATAAATCGTCTATCAGCTCATTGAGGGTACGTTTATATTCGTCGCATACATACTTTGCATTCTGGAAGTTATATCCACATCCCGGGTCAAATGAAATGTTATATGCCGACCGCCAGATTAAATCTACACCCGACCTGTCAGGTTTAACTAAAACTTTAAGAAACGCTGAACCGATTTGAGACGCTTCTTGCATAACAAAATCGTTTTCAAGATAGAAGTTTCCCCTATCCAACAAGACATCAAAATAGTCCATAAGATACCCGGTAAGTTCTTTATCTTTCTTCTCTACCCCGGAGATTGCATAGAACCGCTTCTGTCCGAAAAGCATTTTGTCAAGATAAGATACCGCTGTTTCTACTTTCTTAGATTGCTGAGGAATAAAGACTTTAGATTGCCAATCTTCCTTCTCGGCCCATGCTGCAGGATGAACACATCTGATTTGACTTATGATGTTATCCCATTTATCCTTGAAGTTCTTTCTATAATCAACCGCAGCTTGATGATTGCGATTAACAAAGCTTATTATCTCAGCATCTTGGTCAATTGGCTTGATAGGAGTCGTTGTCGACGGCTTCTGAACCTTTATCTTTTTTATTGTTGTCTTTGCCTGATTTTTTATTTGCATAAAGCTTCTTCTTCCTTACTTCCTTGCCGCCAAGTTTTGTTATCCTTGCGGATAATATTTGGGCATGACTGCCGAATAGCATAACTAGCAAAACACCTGTTGTTAACAAACGTATCTTTATGACTGCATAAATCTTTTGTACCGCAAAAATATCTTTTAACTGATTCGTTATTTACCATGCTGCTGCTCCCGTAAAAGTTGTTTTTCTTTTTAACGCCCTAAATGATTCCATGTTTACAGTGCTATCTTCAATAACTTCTTTTGTGGCCCATAACCCATAAACAAATGTGTCCGCTCTATCCGGCGACCTTCCCAACCGCTTCTTTGTTTCATGCTTTAACTCTAAACTTATTTTCCCGTTAGATTTCGGCGGGTTATATCGCAATGTCGTAAGCTGTCTTATTAGCTCTTCATCTTCAATCGGCTCTACTTCCCGGTTCTGTATCTGCTCCATTGCGTACCACCACATCTCAGCACGTCTATTAGCGAACCGCTCTTCCATTGCTTTCTCAGCTGAGTTAATAGCTAGTACATCCCTTCCCATTTCAATGAGCCTATCAACAATCCCTTTGCCAATCCCTATCGTATCTATCGCGCAATTGTTTATTTTATATTTCGATAACAAGATATTTATCTCTCCGGCTATCTTCATGGTGTCATCATAATGCAATATCTTAGATTCGATTATCTTCGTATTCTCCATAACGTATATAACGCATTCATCACCGCCTGTTGAAGGGTCGCAAGCTAACACCCTGCGTTTCTTACTCCAATCGTGTACTATGCTTGAAAGCAACTCAATTGATTGTTTTGTTATCAAAACAAATTGGTCGCTCTTTACGCTCCAATCGTTAAGAACAAACCGCCTGTACAGCTCTGGCTTGGCTTTCTCTAGCGTTCGTAAACTCTTTAAGAAATCTTCAGGAAGGACGTCTTGATTATCCCAAGTTGTAGCCTCGATACATTCTGAATCTTCAAGCTTGCCATCCTTCCAAAGAGGTTTGCACCAATGATCGCCAGCGTTCGCTATAACAAAACCTGACCGCTCAGTTAACCCTAACGATTTAAAGTAATCGCTTGGCTCAACACTCCTTCTTAATCTTCCAAAGAGCAAGAAAAATTCTTGGTCGCTATCTAACTCATCCGCTTGTTCTATCGCAAACCATCCGAGATTGACGTTTTGGATATTATGCAACTCTTCAATATGCCGAAACATTATTACCGAACCATTCTCAAGCGTTACGTTTCTTTGGCTGTCAACCTTCAATCCTGTGTACTTCTCGAAATCTTTTACAGTAGAATCTCTTAGGTCAGTAAACTCTTTACGGAATATAATCCCTAAGTTATTCGGTATCTGCTCGCTGTATAACATTGCCCGCAAGATTAGGTCTAAAGTTTTCCCCGTCGCCCACCCCGAAAACTGCCCCGGGTACCTCTTCTTGCTGAACACGTACTTGTCCTGCCATAGTTTCAGTTTTATTTCCATCGTATCGAACTATTAATATTTTCTCTGTCTTGTTGAGGGTTAAATCAATTTTATCGTTAAGTAAATTTTTAAGTTTAAAAGCGAGGTCAAGCCCTTTAGCTCTTGCAGTCCAATTAGGTTTCTTAGCGCTAACCATTTCTACCGACTCATTCTCTTTTTCAATCTCTATAAAGTCATACGCTTCAATAAGTTCTATCAACTTCTTAACTAAAACATTGTCAGTAAGACCATTGCGTTCTAAAACATCATAGATTTTAGCTCTTTCTTCGAGGTTCTTAGTCTTAACTCTTGCGGTCGCTTCGGAATATCCTGCAGCTCTTGCGGCGTTATACTGATTCATTCCGAGGATACGATTTCTTTTATATTTTTGGAGTCTTATATTCATAAATTAGACAACCACATGAAGTTTATGGTTGTAATGATTCCACATAGGTTCTTGCGCGCCTTTACCATGATAAAAATTAAAAAGCCTTTTTAAATGAGCGTCAAATGCGTCAAAACTCTTGCCATCTAACATATTTTTCTTGAAGAATACTTCGTCTAAATCTGGCTTTTTAAGTGAATTGTTTATTTTCATGACTGCTCACAATAAAAAAGGCACTCCTCCTCCTATATGCCGTATCATACGGGAAGCGGCGTGCCTATGTGTTTGGTAAATCTTAAACCAATGAGCGAATCTGCCTTACAATCTAATTATATTAAATAATATACGTTTTACAAAACCTTTAAAATAATGACTATGCCAGAAAGTGCAAAGTTGCACTTTCTCGACGGATGTTTTAATCAATAACTCCTTCCATTCGTAATTTAAATATCGTAAGCTGGCTTGGCTCGCATTTTTCGTTTTCAATATTCTTTAGTGTCCGTTCAGAAATACCAAGCCGGAAAGCGAAAGCCTGTTGAGTCATATGAAAACATTCAACGCGCTTCTGTCTTACTTGAAGGCTTATCTTTTTTATCATGTAAATCTCCCCACATATCTTTTAGCGCTTTTTCTAATGGAGTGTATTGGTAAGAATAATTATTTTTACCAACATATGAATTGCAAAAATTCTCTGAACCGTCATATCTTATATCAAAATATGAAGGAACTCTGCTTCCCTTTGGCAAAAGCACTGAAATCAGTGCATCTAAAAACCCGCTAAAGAAATCTGTATAAGCTACTAATCTAATCAACCTATAACTTGGTTGAAGCGTACTCCCTGAAACAATCTCATGTATTATTTTTACAACATCCTTAACATAAACATAGCTAAACATTCTGTCTGAATTGATCCTGAAAGATAAGCTTCGCTTAAAAGCATTCATATTGCTTTTAAAAAATCTTATATCTTTTTCATGCGCGCCAAAACATCCCCAAAGCTGAATGACTGTAATATGATGATAACAACTTAAAGCCAATTCTTTTATTATTCGTTTCGATAAAACGTACTCTCCGTTCTTGTAAGACCTGTCCTCTATTTCCCGGCCAGTGCAAAAAGTAATCATTGGGATTTT